CAGAAGCAATCGCAGCCGGAGCTGAAACACTTATCGCAGAAACATCAAGTGTCGCATTGTTCTTCTCAGGATCGACTTATGGAAAATATTCCAACGCATCAACTCCATGGGTTCAATCACAAACAGTTGGTGGTGAAGTTGTTGACTTATTCAAGGTATACACTTTAAGTGATGGTAATTCATCAAACAAAGAAATCAAAGTATCATTCCTAAATATGAAGGCAAGCGGAGACGCTGACTACGATTATGGCACATTCTCAATGGTCATCCGTCGTTACAGTGATACCGATGCACGTCAAGAAGTATTAGAACAGTATGACAACTTAAATCTAGACCCGAACAGTCCAAACTACTTACCAAGAGTAATCGGTAATAGCGTACCGACAGAAGATTTGGTAACTGGCGAAATGTACTACCAAGGTGATTTCCCAAATAACTCACAATATGTGTACATCGTAATGTCAGAGGATGTAATTCCAGCAACCGCACTTCCGTTCGGCTTTGCACAATATTCATCAACTGTATCGGTAGCATCAAGTACTTTAGTGGCACCAAATTACATCACATCACGTTGGTTAAGTGGCTCTGTTGAAGGCTATAAGGTAGACGCCATCGACAAGAAATACTACTACGGATGGGATTTTGCAACACCACAAGGAACTAACGAATCATATCTCGGACCAATCCCGTCAGGATCTGTCTCAGTTGGTACGGCATTCAATCTACAAGATTTGTATGAAGTTCCGAGTGGCGCAACATCAGCATCAATCTCATTGTCTGATGACAACAGCTTCAACTATCGTAAGTTTACTGTCGCGTTCCAAGGTGGATTCGATGGATTAAATCCAGCACGTGATATCAATATGGGCGCGGACATCGTAGCAACGAATAGTCAAGGATTTAACCTCGCAACATCACAAACACCTGGCTCAGTTGCATACAAGAAAGCATTGAATGCACTCAGTAATCCAGACCAATTTGATTTCAATCTCTTGGTTTTACCTGGTGTTATTTATGAACTTCACTCATACATCGCAAACGAAGCATTAACTCTTTGCGAAGACCGTGGTGATGCATTCTACATCATGGACAGTACAGGATTGAACGCAACTCTATCAACCGCAGTCAATAAGGCTGGAGAAATTGATAGTAATTACGCAGCAACTTACTATCCTTGGTTGAGAGTGATTGACACGAACAGTAACAAGTTAATTTGGGTACCACCCTCAGTTGTACTACCTGAAATCTACGCATACAACGACAACGTTGCAGCAGAATGGTTCGCGCCAGCAGGCTTGAACCGCGGTGGTATCGCAAGTGCAGTCGGTGTCAAGGTTCGCTTACCACAAGCAAGCCGTGATACCTTGTACGAAGGTAAGGTCAACCCAATCGCACAATTCCCAGGACAAGGTATCTGTGTATGGGGCCAAAAGACACTACAACGTCGTCCATCAGCACTTGACCGTGTGAACGTTCGCCGTCTATTAATCGCTGTTAAGAAGTACATCGCAAGTGCTTCACGTTACCTCGTCTTCGAACAGAACGTCGAAGCAACACGTAACCGCTTCTTAAACATTGTCAACCCATATTTGGCAAGTGTTCAAGAACGAGCTGGGTTGTACGCATTCCGTGTCATCATGGATGAAAGTAACAATACTCCTGATGTCATCGATAGAAACATCCTCTACGGACAACTCTATCTACAACCCACGAAGACCGCTGAATTCATTATTCTTGATTTCAACGTTCTTCCAACGGGCGCTACATTCCCAACAGCATAATGATGAAATGGAGGGGAGCCTAAAAACTCCCCTCCACAAAATCAAAATTAACACTATTTATAATTAAGATTCCTAATTGGAGATTAATACATGGCAAACCTAGTAACTGAACAAGAGCTGTTCTTCACAGCGTTCGAACCAAAGATGAAGAACCGTTTCGTCCTATATGTGGACGGAATTCCTTCATATGTCGTTAAAAAAGTTGCTCGTCCTACATTACAACAAGAAGCAAAGCCTCTTGACCACATCAACGTCCAACGTTACGTTAAGGGTAAGAGTAAGTGGAGTACAATGCAACTTGAACTTTATGACCCAATCGTTCCATCAGGCGCACAGGCAGTAATGGAATGGGTTCGTCTCCACCACGAATCAGTAACCGGTCGTGACGGGTATCTCGAATTCTATAAGAAGGATTTAACCCTTAATGTTCTCGGGCCAGTAGGCGATAAGGTTGAAGAATGGATTATCAAGGGCGCACAAATCACCGAAGTAAACTTTGGTGAAATGGATTGGGGCACAGATGACGTAATGACATTTACGCTCACTATCCAACCTGATTATTGCGTACTTAACTACTAATTTTTCAAAAGAAAAATTCGTAAAACAAACTCTCCCGCACAATCGTGTGGGAGAGTTTTTACTGCCATAAAATCACTCTATTAACGAGTGATTTGATATTTATACAAGTAGGTCTTTTTTTGTGAGAACACTATGGCAGATATTACAGATTTTGAAGTCGGGCAAGGAGAAACATTTAAAATATTAGTGCAATTGTTAAATCGCAGCGAAAATAATACGCCGATTGACATAACACATCACTCGTTTTCGGGCCAAGTTCGACAAGATTATGTTACTGATGAAGTTGCTGCTACATTTACTATTGAAAAAATTAATCCGTATTCGTCTGGAAGTATTTTTATTAAATTATCTCCAGAAGACACGGCAACATTGGGGCAACGTAGTTATGTATACGATGTAAAATTTACAAGTGGGTCTGGAGATACTATTGCTAGAAGAATTTTAGAAGGAGGATTTACAATTCGTCCCGCAGTAACGAGATAATACATGGCAGATATCAAGCTTGATGTCCCTGACATTACAGTAGTAATTAGTGAGGGAGATCAGTATGTTTCTAACGTAGAAACATTAAACGAGGTAACTGTACTTGTTCAAGCTGGAGAACAGTTTCTCTCAAGTATACAGTCCCCTAATACAATAACCACTGATGGTTCAAATTATCTTACTGTAGCAGATGTAGCGGCAGTATCCGTATCTTCTAGCTATGCCGCAACGGCCTCATATGTTATATTTGATAGCTCAGGGTCTTTTTTGCCGGCAGGAGTGGTATCAAGTTCCACACAAATTATAGATTATAATCTATTCGCAACGACAGGTTCTAATACATTTAGTGCAACACAACAAATTACTGGATCGTTAATTACTACAGAAGAAATAAAAAGTAATGAGTTTCAACTAAATGCAGGAACCGTTTCTCTAGTATTTACAGGATCTATTAATCAGGGTGTGTTTGGTGTATCAGAATATATTCAACCATATATCTCGACATTACAATATTCGGGTATGACCGTAGAATATCTTGCACAACGTCCCGGGGCGTGTAGAATGGGTATTATTATGGCGTCTTGGTTAGATACTGGTAGCGTAACATTCACAGACATATCCACAACAGATATAGGTGATACGAGCGATATATCGTTTAGATTTATCAGTAGCTCAAATGAATTACGGTTACGTGTTAATAGTGCGGGGTCAGGGAGCGGTACTTGGACCGTGCAAAGTCTATTTAAATTATTCCCAAACTTGAATTCCTAAAAATAACTTTATATTTATATAGGCACCCTGATGGAGATTACACATGGCAAATGAGTTTATAGCACGTAAAGGCCTGATAGTTCTTGCGAACGGCGCAAGGATAACAGGTTCATTAGGCATACAAGGTAACACTTCAGCCGTTGGATACGAAGTAAGTGCGAGTAGATTTAGTGGTTCGTTTTATGGTGATGGAAGCCAGCTAACAGGAATCACCGCAACAGGCCTTGACATCGACAATTTTGGTAATGACCTAACTGGCATTACAGTAGCAGGTACAGATAAGTTACCGATATCGGATGCTGGTACAGAGGGTCGTATTAATGTCAGTCAACTATCTGTTCCACTTGCCGGAACTGGATTAGAAGCTAATACGGGCACCATCAGAATTTCAGCAGACGCAGCTGGAGCCGGTTTAACCGGCGGTGCTGGTTCTGCATTAGCAGTTGGAGCTGGTAGTGGTATCACTGTCAACGCAGATGATGTTGCACTTAACACCGGGTCAGCACATTTCGTTACGGGTTCACGCGGAACTATCTCCTCCGCAAACACCACGGGTGCAGGTGGTATTAACTTAACATATAATACAGCATCGGGCATCATTTCAGGCAGTCTAGTTAATAGTAGTGTTACCGTAAATGGAACAGCTATTTCTCTCGGTGGGTCTGGCACAGTAACCGCAAATACAACTAACACATTAACTCTCGGTAGTGGGTTAACCGGTACATCATTTAATGGTGGTACAGCAGTCACCACAACAGTTGATACGGGTTCAGCACATTTCCTCTCGGGGTCAAGAGCAGGTCTTTCTGTAACCGATACCGCGGGGGCAAGTGGAATCGATCTTACATACAACTCAGGCACAGGTGTTCTTTCAGGTACATTAGTTAATAGTGCGGTAACCGTAACTGCTGGAAGTGGTTTAAGTGGCGGTGGCGCAGTATCACTTGGCAGTTCAACATCATTGAGCGTAAACTCTGGCTCAATGCTTCCATACTACTCATCATCAATATTCAGTAGAATAAGTGGTGATATCCTTATTGACCAAGCAAGCGGCGTCGCAACAATTCAAGCTAACTCCGTAACTCTCGGCACAGATACATCGGGTG